AGCTGCTTGACGTTCTTGACCTGCGCTACGAAGTCATCTGAGTTAATGTCGAGTCGAGCGCCCATGTTCGCGGGGAACCGCTTGCCTCCGATCAGCGCTGCGGCTACGCGCTCGGCTTGTTTCCATCCGGTACGTGACATCAGACCGGCACCGCGACTTCGGTGATACCGTGAACCATCAGACGCGCTCTGATCACCAGAGGGTCCGTACCGGTTCGAGCGCGCGTCAGCTCCTCCGTTAGGATCATGCGTCGTCGGTTGAGATCATGAAGCTGACGGTCCGTGATCTTCAACAGCTCTTCCAGCAATTGCACCTGTGTCGGCATTTTTGTAGCTCCTTTCACTCGATTTCGATGCGTGCTCCGGAGCTATCCATGACCACTGTCCAGATACCATCCGGAGCCGCCATCGCTACCAGGTCACTCGCATGTGTGGTTAGAAATCCCGATCCACGGCGACGCGCCTCCTTCGATACCCACTCCAGAAACAGCTCGCGGCCTCGCGTATCCAGCGCGTCGCCTGGCTCGTCCCAGACTCGAATAGGAAAGGCGCGAGCACTCTGCGCCTCTGCCAAGTCTTGCAACGCTGCGAACAGCGCCAGATCAACTCGGCGGTCTTGCCCATTCGATCCAGTGTTCAGTCCGCCCCACGCCCACGCCGTCGTGATCGTCAGACGCTCTCGCGTCCCTCCGCTCTTAAGCTGCTTTAGAGCGGATAGTTGCATTGATGCCTCACCGGCCGCGAGCTGTTCTAGATGGTATATCATCCGTTCGCCGAGGTAGCCCGCTACAGAGTCGACCAGCAACGACCGGATACCTCGATCTCCGAAGGCTTCTACCCAGTACTGGGCGACAATCAGCGTACGATCTGATCGAGCGATGCTTGATGCTAGCCTCTTCGCTTCCTGATCACCAGACTGTATCGACTCCTCAATTGTCTTCATCGCTGCGGCGGATGACCAGACGACCGACTTCGCGCCCTGCAATGCTTTGACCGCATTCTCGAACGTCTGCTCCTTGGCAGTCATATCCCGTTGTGCAGCCGTTCGGCCGACACGGAGTTCTGTCTCCAGCCGGTTCACCTTCCCGCCTGGATCATCCGGGGCGTTGATCAACTCCTGCAACTTAGTGATCTGGACGACAAGAGGCGCGCGTTTCTTGATGACCTGTGCGGCATCTGCCTGGATAGCCTTGATCCGTCCGTCAACGATACCTTTCGCGCGGGTTCGCCATTTGGCGTCCAGGGTTGAGTAGCAGGTCGGGCACGTCTTATTTCTAAGCAAGTCGGACAGACTTTCCTGCTCGCTATCGATCCTGTATTGGAACTGGCCGTCTGTGCCCAAAGACACCAGGTCACTTTCAAGTTGCCGAATAGTCGCTACTGCGCGAGAAACATCTGCCAACACCAGCTTTGCGTCTTCCAGGTCTCGTTCGACTTTCTTATACTTCGACCATTGCTTGATCGCTTCATCGAAGTTGGTCTTGGCCGTCGATTCTTCCTTCTCACACTGGGCAATCCGGTCAGCTCGTTCCTTGACAAAGGACCGTTCGGCAGACTGAAGACTTTCCAGTTGCTGCCGACGTTCCAGTTGTAGTGACTCCAGCAGATTGAGCGCTCGCGTGTCCTTGTCAACAGACGTCGCGATCGAGTCTCGCCATGCCTTCGCTCGATCCAATGCGATGGACAAGTCCAGACCCTGAATCTCGTCCAGCATCTCCATCTGAGTCGACTGGTCCGCCTGCGCGAACCGTTCGAATCGGCCTTGTGCAAAGACGACAGCATTCCGGAATGTCAGAAACCCAAAGCCAAGCCGATCATCAATCAGCCGTTGCAACTCCTTATCTTCTTCGTCACCTCGCAGCCCGTCGAATCCAGTCAGTCGAAGGACCTTCGGACGTCTCCCGCGTTCGATCGACCACTCGCCTCGATCGTCCTCCAGTACCAGCTTGGTCAGACACTGGTCTTTCGTGAACCGACAGGCGACATCATCGCCCTTGCGATCATCCAACGTCTGACCGAATGGCGCGTAGGACAGCGCATGCCAGAGCGATGTCTTGCCGACGCCATTGGAGTCGGCAGCCGACGACACTTCGTTTCGGCCTTGTACGATCACGAACCCGAGATCAGCCAATGGCAAGACTTGATGCTGCCGGAACGGAAGGAACCCGGAGAACTCCAGCCGTCGGAAGATCATCGGGGAAGTCCTTCCTCCAGCGCAATCTTAAGTTCTCCGATCATGTGACGGCGCTGGAGCGGCGTCAACTTCAGCGCGATCCTCCACGGACCTGTCTCCTCCCACTTGCGAACGAGGAGCGCTGCGCGTCGACCGGCACGCTTCCAGCGCTGTTTGGTCTTGAATGCCTTTCTAGGGTCAACAGTACCCAGGAACTGAATGTGCCCGCCGTGATATGGATGCGTACGGCACTCCGGATCTCGGAAGCACCGGAGGTTCGCAGCCGCCAGTGAACTCATGGCAACAGCCGCTTTCCCGCTGCGACCAGCGTTGCATTGGAGACACCATCAACCGGCCTCGCTGTGACGTACTTCTCGATCAGCTCACCGTTCGACATGCCAGCATTCAGATCAGTTCGCTGCACAGACTCTGTCTTCGGTCTCGGTAGCACATACGCCCATCGTGCATTCAGAGACTCGATTGATTGCGTCGGATTGCCGATGATTCGAACGAAGTTTCCTTCCGTCATCTTCCGATCGATCGCGATGGATGAAACAGTCACGAACCGAGGTGAATGAACCGGGAGCAGTCGAACTGTTCCCGAGTCCAGATCCACCAGCAAGCACCCCTTCGTCGGATCGTTCGCCTCGCCCCACGACTGCTGATAGGGCGAACCTGGATAGAAGACTTCACCTCGCCACGGGCCAGGTTGACGGATCACATCCTTCGGGTTCCATACTCCAGCCAGAGTGGAATAGTGAACCCACTTCGGAGGCATCTTGTTTGGCCGAGTCAGCCATTGACCCTTATGAACGTCGCCGAGGAATACCGCCTTGAACACATCACCGATTCCCCACTCGTCCAGTGTCATGCCCTTACCAGGCAACCGGACTTCATCCGGACCCAGGAAGACGCCGGCCATGAACCCATGCGAGAACAGCGTCTTCACATTATTGATCTTCGCATGACCCAGGAACTGCTCACGGCTTGACGTCGCGCCGAACGGCCAGAATGCCAATCCATCCTTGATGTCAACAAACGCGTCTTCGATGACAGTCGTATTCGGCAGCGATGCGAATGGCGCGAGCCCGGAGCCATACTTCCCGAGACCGTCGTGATTGCCACGGAATAAGATCTTTAGGACATCTGCGTATTCCTGAAAGACAGCGATGGCGCCGGTCAGCGCTTCCTGAGGCCAGAAGGTCTTGGGCATCTTCATATCGCCGCAGAAGATCCAGAATGCCTTGTTCGAGCGTGCGTGATCAAGCGTCTGACGCATCGCACTCAGTCCGTCCTGCAATCGGTCCATGCCGTTGTTCTTCGAACACTGCCTGTAATTGTGAAGGTGTAAATCAGCCGTGACGACTATGTTCTTCACGGTAAATGCTTCCATGTCTTTCGGCGGACGATCGCACTGAGAGTGTCTTGTCTGATACAGAATTCCCTAGCGAGATCAGCTTGCCGTTCCTGACCGCTATAGCCTTTCCCAACAGCTGGTCCGTAACGTCGGCGAATCTCCCGAACTTGTAGTTCAGTTAGCTTCGCGGTATTGACTTTTTCGCCTCGGGATTGGCGCCCTTTTGAATCCCGATCAGCAGCATTATCTATCTTGGTTCCCTTGAAGACGTGATCAGAGTGAGGTCGAACACACGGAGGGTTGTCACACTTGTGCAGACCGCATATGCCTTTCTTCAAAGGCTGTCCTTCTGTCAGTTCAATCGCGACCTGATGCGCTGGCTGATAGACCTTACGGCCGTTCCGTCTTCCCAGATAGAAAGCTCCGTACCCTTTCGGTGTTCTGCCTCCCATCCATAACCAGCATGTCGATGTCTTATTCACCTTCCGCCAGAACTTCAATGCCATGTCCGCCGTTACGATAATGTTCTTCATGCAGCAACGGCAAAGCGATCAATCAGACCAAGACCCAAAGCGCGCAGTCCCCGCATCGTGATCTGCGGTGCCGGAGGCATCAATGGCTTCCGAGAGTACCCAGGCACCAGCCAGAACCTGCCGAACCTGCCATCAATCAGAATATTGTGCGTGCCGTTGGCTTCGAAGTCCTCGACATCCGCAATTGGCACAGTCGCGAAGTTCATTAGCGTTGACAGCACAGCCGGCGAGTCGCTGAACATGTCGACCGCCAGGATCGCTGCGCCGTGCATATCGACCAGAGCACGACGAACGACTGGAGCCAGGTTCTTCATCAGAAGCCTAGCGCCTTGACAAGATCGGGACGGTCGACCATTCGAGTCGCCCATGCGGTGATCGACGGCAGAACATACCGACACGCCTCCAGATGCCGCATGAAATCATGAAGTACATCAGGAGAGTTCAGTTCCAGTCCCCACCCGCACGTATGCGTACAGTTCAACATCACCGTCTTCTTCTTACTCGCCATAGCACGTCTCCGCCAGCGCATCAGGATTCTTGGTCAGCCAGGCGTACCACGCGCCAGGCGACGAGAAGTTCTGATCCTTGTATCGCACTCCCTTTCCGTCCGGCGCCAACTCGATCTTGCCCTCGCGCAGGAACGATTGGAGAAGACCTCCCCACTGGTGAACACCCTTCCGGAAGTCGATGTAGAAGTCTGCTTCCTGTTGTAGCGTCGGTGCGATCTTAGTCTTAGTCACTTTCGCGCGGACCCATCGACCGATGACGAATCCCTTGTCCTCGTATATCCCGAACCGCTTCTGCTGTTGCTTGCTCAGCGGAGGCATCTTCGATTCAGTTCGTGCGACACCGAGTGGGCTATTCGTCAACATTAGCTCCAGAGACGAGTAGAAGTGAGGCGGGTTGCCTCCGGGAGTACGCTTCTTCGGACCGAACATGACGCCCACGTTGTCTCTGGTCTGATTCAGCAGGATTACCGACGTTGGGAACCGTGCTGTCAGCTTGACGATCTTCCGCAGCCCAGCACCGAGCGCCTCCGCACGCCCGCCTCCGTAGTGCCACCCTCCACCTTCGGACATTCCCTTCGCCGCAGACTTCTCGGCCTCCGTCGAGTCAAGGGAATCGATTCCCCAGCACAACGGAATCGTAGCGTCCGACTTCCGGATGGAGTTGTGCCACTCGACGCCCATGTCGATCATCTCTTCGATGGTGTCCGGGCGCTGGACTTCCAGACGCTTCAGGTTCAGACCGATCGCCTCCGCGAAGTGAGGATCACGTGTGCCCTCGGTCTCGGACACCAGGTTGATCCCACCAGCCTGTTGACACGATAGGAAGATGTGATCGAGCAGGAGACTCTTTCCGGTCGACCACTCGCCGGGGATATGGATCACTCGACCCTGCGATGGCCCGATCGGGATGCCTCCTGGATTCCGACCAGCGCACACACGATCAAGGCTCAGCGATCCGGTCGACAGGAAGACCGACGGCAGCTCCAGCGCTCTGTCGCCTCGATCGGATAGGCTACTCTTGTAGCGCTTCGTGACAGCCGCGGATGCCTGTGCAATCAGTTCGTCTTGAGACCGCTTCGCCATTTTTTGATACGCTCCTAATCGAAGAAGGTTGGGCCGATCGAGGAAGACTTCTTCGTCGACTTCAGCGTCATTCGCTTGATTCGCTTCTCCGCCAACTCAGCGTACTCTGGGTTCAGTTCGATCCCTACGAACTCACGACCGAGGTGCTTTGCTGCCAGACCCACAGTTCCCGATCCCGTGAACGGGTCCATGACGGTATCGCCTATCTTCGATCCAGCCTGGATACACAGCAGCGGCAGCGAGATCGAAAACGTTGCGAAGTGAGACCCCGAATACGACTCGTTCGCGATCGTCCAGACTGATCGACGATTTCGGCCGGTCCGGTCTTCGTCCCGATGGAATGTATTTCCGCCTCGTGTTCTGATCCCCTGATCAATCATCAGCGCGTTCTTCGAATCTGGATCGAAACCAGACAGGCTTTCCTTTGAGTTCCACTTGCCGACACTGTCTTCACGAATAGCAGCGTCGTCGTAGTAGTAGGTCGAAGACTTCGCCATCAGGAAGAGGTACTCGTGAGACTTCGTTGGACGATCCGTGATGCTCTCCGGCATCGGGTTGCTATTATGGGTCAGGACTCCGCAGCCAAGCGCGAAGACGCGCGGCTCGTCCGCGACTGTGATCTCCCAGAAGCGCCTCGCGCGGCTCCTACGGATAGCGACGATCTCGGTATCTGGGCGGTGGCGACGTCCCGCGTCAATGTAGAGACTCCCGCGCCATCCGGGGAAGCTCCGTCCGCGCAGTGTGTGCATAGTCCGACGAAGACGGAGCGAGACGTCGAGCCGAGCCGCCACGACACGAAGATCTCGCGCGAGAGCGTCATTTGCGCAGAAGCCTAGGACCCACCGTCCGCGTCCGCCGACGTTGTGCCCATCGCCCTGGAGGTAGCCGTCGAGCACGGCACGAAGAAAAACGTTAGATCGCATCCAACAGCGTGTCGCTAGGTGCTTGTCAGGTGCCGTTCGACCACCCACATATGCGCCAAGAATCCCGACAAGAACGCGCCCTTCCAGATTGATTGTCATGCCTCGGGCGCTCGTGCGGTGGACATGACACGAGCCATCAAACGCTACTGCCATCTCGCGCAACCTCTTCAGTCGCTCCGTCTCATGGTCACCGCTGGCAATCTGGATCGTCTCCCCGCTCATAGAACCGTCCGCAAGGTACGTCCCTACGAACCATCCCACGAGATCATCATCGAGGCCGGAGGGGCGCCTAGGATCTATCGGCTCAGGCAAGATCGTCGCGTCGACCACGTCACCTACAACGAGGTGCCGCGCCTCAACGAGCCCACGTGCGGTTGGCCATCGGTGCTCCGGAGTGCAGCCGATACGCTCGCCGTTCCGGAGTTCAATTTCCAGCGCTCCATCACGATCATGTGTGCGTCGCATCTCTGAGACCGAGGTCCACGCCCCCCCGTTCCAAAGCTGAACTGTCGACGGGGCGAGGCGACCAAGATCCTTGACCATCACCGGCATCTCGCCCTTCTGGGTGCGCGCATAGACCCACGCGCCGCCGCTGAGGCATTTACTCCAAATGATATCCGATCGCAGGAACCACCCGTCAGCGCGGAGAGCGAACGCCGCCATCCACGGGATACCGATCAGATCTTTCGGCTTGACGCCCTCTGGGATCTTCCGTGGCCGACTGTCCTGCCATCCGCCTTGTTTCTCTCCTCCGGCCGCAATAGTTTTCCTGATCGCTTTTCCGGTAAAGCCTCCGACCTTACTGACGTCGGTTACACCTGTGTTCGCATAGGAGTCTCCGAGGTTGAGCCAGAGCGTGCCGTCTGGCTTCAGGACACGACGTCCTTCGCTGAAGATCTGGCGCAGATGTTCGATGAACAGATCCGGCGTTGGCTCGAGTCCGAGGCACCCTCGCCATGCGCCGCAATCACAGAAAACCGAAGTCATCGTGATTTCCCGCTTGCCATCACGTTCCTTTTGCATCTGTCGGCCCTTGGTGTTCTCGGAAGTATAGCCTTGCAGAGTGCTCTTGTCGGAGTAGCCTCCACCTGAGAGCGTCTGATTCACCGATTCAGTCCAGACGTGTTCGTGATCCGGTTCGCCGTCCCAGACCAGAGGTGGCATGCCGTAGTCACGAAGGCCCCAGTATGGCGGAGAAGTCACGATCATCTGAATCGAGTTCTCAGGAAGTGTTTTCAGGACTTCCAGCGCGTGGCCGACGTGAATCATGAGTCCTTGATCTCCACCACTCTGAACCGATCATTGAGCGTCGCCAGAAGAGGCCTGACGTCACGCCACTGGAGACCTCCATTCCCGCATCCTGGCCGAGGCATCGCGACAGAGTTGATCCCGAGCGAGTTCACGACCACTACAAGCTGCTCGATACTCTGTCGGATCAATCCCCACGATGCCGGCTGCTTCCAATGGTACTTCACGGGCATCGTGAGAACACGAAGATCGAAGAACACGAAGACATGATTACCAACATGCCGAATCTTCTGCCCTAGATCCGGCGCTAAAGTCGGGAAGTAATCAGCGGCCTGCTTTGCAATGCCTCGGCCCATGACAGCATCGCCATCCTTCCGAACAGACCCGTTCGTCGTGACGACCAGCCACGCACCAGCCTTCCAGTAGTTCCAGAGATTGCCTTGCACCTCGATCATGAATCCTGACCTCGCCGGATCGGTTCTCCGATCCTTGCCGCCATCCCGGAAACGACGACAACCGATTGCGCTGTCGCAGCGAGGCCAGGAACTGAGATCACTTCCGGCGACCTGCTGCCTGAGGCTTCGCGGCAGCCTTTGCCGCCGGCTTGGGCGGAGCAGCTGGCGGCAGGTCGATGCCGGCGTCAACGTCGTCCAGGCCGTCCAGAGGGTCCTCTGCGGCACCTCCGACAGCGACACCTGGAGTCGACGTTGCTGGTGGGATATCGTCATCCTCGACACCGCTGGCGGCCTCGTCGCCGGGCTCACGCTCACCGGGAGCCGAGACACCGTGAAACAGCTTGTACAGCTCGTCATACGTCTTCGACTCGGACTCCACCATCTTCGGCAGGTCGACGAGCATCTGAGACCAGCCACGGTACTGCGCCTTCTCGGCCTCCAGCATCAGCGGCGACGCCACCGCGGCGTCGACCTTCCACCGATCGTTGCCGCCGCTCGCTGGCCTGGCCAACTTCAGATCGAACCCGTCCCGAGGATCGGAGATGTCGCCTCGTCCGAACTGCGGCTCCGTGCCTCCGGTCATGACATCGGAGATCCCGACGAACACCGTGTTCGGTGCCGCCATGTACCGGATGTCCGGCTTGCCGTCCTCGGTGAACTTCCTCGATCCAGTCGCGCCGATCATGGCGTTGAAGAGGAAGGCCTCCTTGCGCTTGATCCGGTTCGCGGACTCCTTGCTCTCCTTGTCACCGGCGGACGCTAGCTCCTCGGCAGCTTCGCAGATCGGACAGGGCGCCTCGGGTCCGAACGTCTTCGGGCACCACTCCCGAGTCTTCTTCCCGTCGGGCGCGTCCCACCAGTGCTCGAACGCGTCGAAGAAGATCGGCTGATCGACCGCGGCTGGGTTCTCCGCCAGCTTGCCGTCAGCGCCTCGGGTGTAACGATCCCACCGAGGCAGCAGGCGCGCGATGGCGCTCGATCCCGGCTGAACGATCGCGTTCTTCCCGACCAGATCCCACCGCTTGATGAACCCACCGGAGCCTGACATCTGCTTCTTGAGGGCCTCGGCCTTCTTCCGCATCTGTTCCTGAACTGCTGGACTGAGTGCTCCCATCATTCTCCTCTCAGAATGTTGCGGGTGGTCGGGCGTCAGACCTCGCGCCCGGCATCGCTCGTTTGCCGACGACCAGCCGGTATTCCATCTCTGCCCGACAGTTCGACGCTATCGCGAGCAGTGCGTCCCTGCGCTGTTCCATGGTTTGACGGCCGACTCGGAGCTGGTCGCAATCCAACTTCGCTTTACGAAGACGCGCTTGCACTGCCTGCATCCTTTCGTCCATCGCGATAGCTGACCTGATCGAGTCCAGTGTCGGCGCCTTCAGTTCGCCTGTTGACTTGACCACCCCTCCCATCAGTGATGTCTGATACTTCGTGAACAGCTCTGCCTCTAGCAGCTTCGACTGCGCTTCCAGATCGTCGTGAATCGAACGGGACTTGACTTCCAGCATGGCCCACCACGCGAACCGTCCCGGTTGTTCCGAGAGCGCGATGTTCAGTCCATCGATGTCCGACTGCAACGTCACCTGGAGTCCGAGATCCTCGGTGAATCGATTGCCGTCGATCTCGACAGTCACTTTCATGATTGAAGCACGAGGATCAGTTGGCATTGGTTTAGTCGGCATGATGGTTATATCAGTCAGGCAGTGGTTCCAGTCCGAACTGCTTCGCTGCCTTGTTGTAATTGATTAGATGCCCGATGTCCGGGCCCACGGACAGTTCGACCCGGTACGGAACATCCGCTTCAATGCGCCAGTCGAATGGCACCGCACGACAGCGACGCCATACCAGCTTGGCCAATGGTTCCAGATAGCCAGGAGCACAATCTCCCCACGCACTATCATGCACCGTGTTCGAATGCCACGCCTTGAACGGTTTCCCGCCTGGCCCCGGCCCCTCGTGCATCCTCCACGACTTCGCCTCGGGGTAGTCGATACCCTTCGACTCCCACATTGGAGGCAGCTTCAGATCGACGTACTCCCCGTGATACAGCAACGCTATCATCCAAAGGTTATCGGTAGCGCTCATGCCCTGCGTTGGCGTATTGGCAGCTACATGCCACTGGTGCTTAAGCTTCGAAATGATCAGCTTCCTGAACTTGTCATGGCGTTCCACTTCATCCATCGGAACGCCCTTGATTTCCCACTTCGTCTTTCCGTTCTGCATTCCGAGGTAGAGAACATCATCAGGAAGACCGACCCAGCGACGTCGACCATACCCGTCATAACAGTAGCCTGTCTTTCCGAAGCCGTCCTTGTCGATCTCATACAGTTCGACCAGACCAGGATAGCCGTCGTCAAAGTTCGTAGAGATCATTTTTGCATCTTCGTCCGGTAGCCAGATGCGGCCCTTTGCCCACATCGTACTTTTTACAGTTGGCCATTCAGCGCCGTACTGCTTGGCGAAGAATGTGTTCTTGGCGACCTGATCCCGCTCGTACGATCCCTTCACGTACGTACCTTCAGGCACCTTGTAAATCAGCGAGGCCGTCTTGCTATGAATGTCCTTCCCGAGCCGGATGTACTCCCAGCCCACCGGGTCCGGACGCGTACAGAATCGAGCCGTCAGCATCGCGACGCGGATCGCGGCCTCAGCACCACTGATGTCCCACCGGAACGTTGATCCGTGCTTCCGCGGGTCCCAGTCCTCCGGAGTCGGAGGTGGGTTCACACGAGGCACGAACCACGACTTGATAGCGTCCGCGACTTCCCGGTCCGCCCGCTCCGGAATCTGATGGACCGGCGGATTCTCTGCGGCGAGTCGTGGTGTGCGCAGGTTCCACTTGAAATGAGGATGACACGCGCCGTCCGCCATGACTGACCGATCAAACGCGCGTCCGTACGTGCAGATACCTTTCGCCAAGGAACGAATCTTGAGGACGGCCTTGACCGTTGGGTGGTCATCATCACGAGGCACCTTGAGGCTGGCGTACCATTGCAGACTATCGTCGTCGGTCGATGGCTTCCCGCCATCAGTCTGACCCTTCGATTCCAGACCGAGCCCTTGAGCCGAGAACAGGAAGTTGCCCAGCTTCTCCGTTCCGACACCGTGAGCCGCACTGTACTTCAGGGCGATCCCGCGCTGTGCAGCCTCACCTTCAACGAAGGCCTTGAGATCAATCAGCCTCGCTTCCCACGCGTCGCACGTCTCCTTGAGTCGCTTCCGATCGACCACCAGACCAGCGCGGCGGATCGCCGCAACAGCGACGTTGGCAGGAACAAGGATGTCACGGTAGTACTGGCCGATCTGCATTTGACTACTCTGATCCGTACTTCTTGATGATCTCGTCAACCTGACAGAGAACACACGTGAACGGAGTTGTGTTAGCGCACTCATGTGCGCCTCGATAATGAAACTGAACTGACTTCAGCGCGTTGATCATTCCCTGAACCGAGGCTGACTCAGTGGCCAGTTCACGCTCTTTCGCCTGCGCTTGCTTCGATGTCAGCTCTGGCCACAGCGCCGTCTGAATCTCCCGATGCACATACCATTCCGCCTTCTGCAACGTCCGAAGCGCAGGCTCGTCCGGGTGCTTGCCGGCGCGTGCGATGTACTTGACCGCGTTCCAGAGGTTAGGCGGTAGCTTCTGATCCTCCAGGAAGTCGATGATTTCGATCCTGCCGGTATTGTAATGCGTCGGGTGATCAACTCGATCGCTCATCACACCTTCTCGTTCTCAGCGAACCATGTACCGTTGTTGTCCTTCCGAGTGAAGTCCTGATAGATCGACGGGAAGCGTTCCTTCATGAGTTGCGCGACCTGATCGAACACCAGACGGATCTCTTCCTCGGCGCCCTCGGCCGTTCGCTGAACGATCACATGGCGCAGTGTCCGATGATTCGCCGTCCACATGATCCCGGTCGACAGACCGAGCGGAGCCAGCCGGCGCATAGCCGACGTGATCGCCTTCTTGAACGGGAAGTCCTTCGATCCGTCCAGATCGAATCGATTGGCCATCCACAGCTGAAAGGCTTCCATGGCACCGACCAGTGACGTCGCGCGGTCCATCAATTCCGGATCAGACTGGAAGCACGGAGGCATCCTGAATCCTATGTCGGTCAATCGGACATACCGAAGAGACTCTTGAGAGATCGCACAGCCGGCGCGATGCCTCACGAGTTCATGCGTGAACACCCGAGAGACGTTGTGGAAGATGAACGAGACTGATGCGTGTTCGAAGACAGATCCGTGCCTCTGCTTCAGGACGTTGCCAATGTACTCTCTCGAACCCTGACGAACCTTGGTCACGTTCGCGTTCATGCCTGGGCGCCATGATCGATAGCACAGCCGGCCTGCGATCTCAGTCAGAGCATCTCCCCAGGGCTCCAGCTTTTCAGTCTCCGCAGAAGCCTTGAAATCCCCAGCTTCGATATCTTGCAGGTATGCCCGGAGATCCTGCCATCTGATCATGGTCTCCGCGATCATGTACACCGTCGGCGTTGTCTGTCTCACATGCCTCTCCTTATCATTCCGTTCCCGCCAGAGATCCCCCCGGTCTCTGTGTACTCTCCACGTTCCAAACGAGCATGAAGTTCCTGGCACAGCTCAAACGTTCTGACCGCATCACCGACAGAACCTCTGGCGAGTTCCTCAATCGGAGTCTGCTCGATCTTGTTCTTATCCGTCCCGTTCCATGACTGGCGCTTCTTCAGGATGTCTATGACGGCCTTCTCCAGCCGCAAGGACTCATGACGTGCGTCTCCCAGCGCGACCATCGCGAGCATGCCGTCTCCGGATCGACGATTCACCCGAGAGACCAGACCGGGATAGACGAGTCCGTTCTCATCGAAGTCGCCCATGAACGCCCACTTCTCAGCATCGGACCCGAAGGCCGGATCGAGCGCTGCCCGGATGACAGATGGTTCATGATCGACTTCGTGAGGGCCCTTCAGTTCCAGCCATGCACCATGCGTCGCTGACCACGCAATGGCGATACCGCGAACTCGGAAGTCCGGGTGACAGCAATCTGTTGCGACAGCCTTACGAGAAGGGAACTCCCCGGCATCATATGTTTCGATGTCAAAGGCCCACGGACCACAGCGCTGACTGAGGCGCGTGAGAAAGTCACGAGCTGACGCTAGCGTCGGATAGATCTTCACGCTCACATCATCAGGCAGTTCGGTCTTCATGACTCGGCTCGCCATGCGCGCGATGTCGCTCATGAACTGTTCCTTCAGGAACGCTCGGTCGTTCGGATTGCGTGTCCTGAGGATCGCGGACGGATGCCGCACTACGAAGGCATCTCGTCCATCATGCGCCGCGATCCATAGACCGCGATGGATCGACACCTTCGCTTTCTTGTCCGCCATGAACTTCTGAACAGGCCGTGTCCCGAGAAGTAACAGCGGCAGATTGATCGGCGCGAGGTCTGAGGTCAGATGGCGCCAGCAGCGTTTCTCCGCGTCCGCCCAATCCTTGGTATCGAAGTCGTCGTTCTCCGGCCGGCATCGTGCCAGATTGGCATAGTTGACGTCCAGGTCGGGATTCAACCCAGAGGCCCTCAGTGCCATCCTAAGCAGCTCCCCGGACGGGCCGACGAAGGGTACACCTTTGCGCTCTTCCTCCGATCCTGGCGCCATCCCGACGGCCTGGAGTCGTGCCCGGAGGCTGACCGTCGGCTTGACCTTGATCGCCTGTTCCCGAGGGCACCCCTCACACGGATTCCCGGTCTGAACAGACGCCTTGACGGTCCGACGCCGCGGAGCCGATGCCGCTGCTGGAAAGAATGACGGAGACGCTGGAGTGAAGTCCTTCATCCGAACAGAATCAAAACCGCATCAATCTTCTTGTCCTTGCTTCGGAAATACAGAGGGCATTCCGGACCGTACCAAAACGTCAACCCGACTTCTTTGATCATCTCGCGGAAGTGGCGGCCATTCACCGCGAACGATCCGCCGGACTTGCCGGTCACCTTCACCGGGATCGCTTCCTCCGCTGAGACTGATCCGGCAGGATCAACCGTTGCGATTCGCAGCGTATCCTTTTCGATCGAGCACCGCATCCGGAACGTCGGAGCCTCCGCGAATAGGAGTAACCTAGCCATGATCAGGTCCATCGCTGGGCCTTCTGGTAACTGAACCCACGCACCTTGGTCATTCTTGATTGCAGACTGAGCCTTCTTCAGAACTCCATTCGCGCCGTCGATCGGGAACTTGTCTTCGATCAGTGATCCGTAGACCGCGCCCTCTTCCAGGAAGCACCAGATCACGCTTTCGTCGACTGCGATCTGCTTGACACTGATCCGTCGATCAGCCAAGCGCAACATGATGTGATCTGGAATTAGCAGCCCGCCCTCGACCGGAGGCTTTCGATCCTTCGATGAAGGTACGACAGTCGCGATTCGGAATCCGTCCGTCGCGTAGAACCGGCCAGAAGGCGCCCAGAACATGCCTCGCAGAGGCGCTCTGTTCTCGTCCTTGCAGACCGCGAACGTGATCCTATCGAAGTCACTCCAGAACGTGTCATCAAGAACGAACCGATCCGCATCGGTCGGAGGTTCACGAAACATGAACATCGTCGGAGCGCTGTCCAACGCAAGCCTGCCAAGA